TTATTGTACAAGAATTCAAACACAGTGTAGAGTGTAAAGTTGCACTTGAAAGTCACCAAAATCTTTCAATGGACTTTGGTGGTGTTATGAGTATTGAAGTTAAACATAAATGTGAGGAAAAGAATGACTGAAGAGTTATGGGAAAAACGTATCGGATGGGCGCATAATGCACTAGAATGGTGTCATNACCATAANTCCGATTGGGGTATTAAGTATTGGTCTGGAGTAGTATCTAAACTTAGGGATATGAAACCAGAATCAATGAGTAACATTACTTATCATTAGAGGTACAGATGGAAAGATTTCAATTTGTAAAAGGTAGAAAATCACCGAAGGATACTATTATGTTGTTCAATGGTATTGCAGTGAAATTTGAAGANGTTGCAAAGATGTGTTTATTCTTCATGAAAAATGAGGATAATCTATATCCACCATCACAAGGGTTTAAGGGTGCAGAACTATTCAAAAGTTATATGAATGAAGTTCTTAACACTAGAGAGATACCAAAAGATAAGAAGTATGATATTAAGAAAAACAAATTAACCAAAATAACAGAAGAAGGAAAAGTATATGAGTAATCAAAGAGCCGGTAAATGGAAATCTGCAACACTAAGAGATGGTTCTGGTATGCAGACTGTAACTTTTTTTAAGTATGCAAAAGAATTACTAGAACAATATGGTCATGAGGATGCAGCCTTCTATTTTGAACAAGTAGAAGACCACCTAAGAAGTGGTGGTGGTCTTCCTAATGATAGTAAAGAGATAGGTAAGGTATTGGGTGTATAGATGGACTTATCTCAGTATTCTAGAGTAGAACGGTTTCGTAATATAAATGTTGCGAAACTTTTTGCAAACAATCACGGTGGTATTTTTCTTGGTTGGATTGACGAACAAACTACATATAAAGTAAGAGGAATTGGTACATCTGATTCTGGATGTTATATCGTAGTATGGGAGTAAAGAAATGCAACACTATAACCAACAACTAAAGTTTGACTTTGAGGATAAAAGATTAATTAAAGAAGTTACCATCAAGTATTTTGAAGAAATAGATACGGATGGTAAACGTAGAATTAAGAAAGAAACTAGTGAGAAGAAGTGGTTTAACGAGGGTGGTAAACACAATCCTGCTTGCTCCCATCATTTTGAGGTTTTATGATATTAGCATATCTTACATTACTAACTGCACTCGCAATCTCTGGGGTTGCAGCTTATTATAGTATTATAGGACTGATTGCAATATTTTCTGCATCAGTTATACCAATTGCAGTGATGGGAGTTGTTCTGGAAACAGGCAAACTTGTCACTGCAGCTTGGTTATATCATTATTGGAACAAGGTTAATGTCTTACTCAAGACATACCTTATCAGTGCAGTATTTGTATTGATGTTTATTACATCTATGGGTATATTCGGTTTCTTATCGAAAGCACATATAGAACAAACATCTGTCAGTGCAGATAATACACTACAAATAGAATCTATCGACTCACAAATCAATCGTCAAAAGACAGACATTACACGAGCAGAGTCACAACTAACATTACTAGATGATGCACTCAAGAAGTATGTAGAACTTGGTGCAATCACAAAAGGTCTTAATGCAAGGAAAGACCAAGAAGGGGAACGCAATGAGCTCACGCAGAGTATTTCAAATGCTACAGAAAACATCTCAACTCTCACGAAGAAGAAATATGAATTGCGACAAAAGGCAAATGAACTTATCGCAGAAGTGGGGCCTATCAAGTACATTGCAGAACTCGCTTACGGAAACTCCGATACAAACACCCTTGAAGAAGCAGTCAGATGGGTAATACTGATACTTGTATGGGTATTTGACCCTCTTGCAGTACTGTTATTAATCAGTGCAAACATAAGTATTAAGGAAGAGATGACCAAGTTGCGTAGAAAGAGAACACGCAAGAAGAACACCTTACGCAAGGTTACGGAAAAAACAAAAGAACAAACTGCGTGGGAACGCAAGTTGAAAGAATCCAAAGAAAAGGATGGAGAACTAACTAAAGTTACACATAAAAATGGAGATGTGATTGCAGAGTACTACGAATGAAAGGGTTGAGTTATCTACCTATTTCGGAGATGGGGAATACGCAGACAGAGTCGCTAAAACCTATCTTGTTAAAGGTAACTATTATGAAGTTGATTTTTTTCTAAATCAACAAACTATCGAAACTAGAATTATGAAATCTGAGAGTGGAGATGCTATGTATTTCCACAGTGAATCATATGCAGATTCTTGTGCAGAAAATTATGTATTAGGTGTAATATGAAAGAAAAAAATTTAAACAAATTGCAAAGAAAGGTATTTAGAATGGATTTAGGAAACCCAATTGTGACAACTTTAGTAGGACTTGTAGTGTTCTATATCGGACTTAAAATGTTCTCTGGTGGAATGAAATCAATGGGTAACATTGACCACTTGAATTGGTTTATTGCAAACCCATATTATATGTTCTTTGGTGGTATTATCATGACGCTTCTATGGCAATCGTCATCATTATCCACCACAGCGATTATCGCATTAGTTGCTTCTGGTGCAGTACCATTACCAGCTGCGATTGCGTGTGTATTGGGTGCAAATATAGGTACAACTGGAACGATATGGTTAGCAGGATTACTCGTATCAGATGGTATGCCTAAGGGAGATACGTTACGAATTGCGATTGCACATAGTAGTGTAAACCTATTCATGGCTGCAACTCTATTACCATTTGTACACCATATTGCACGATTCTTAGGTAGGTTCTAATGAATTGTTGGATATGTAATGCAGAACTTATATGGGGTGGTGACCACGATTTTGAAGAAGACGAAACGCATTTTGACGGACACACTATGGTGACGAATCTATCTTGTCCACAGTGTGAAGCTTATGTAGAAGTATATCATGGAAAGGAGATAAAAGATGAGCAGAAGTAAAGATTTAAATCATTTAGTCCATTTAAAGGACGAAATTAACGAGCTGAAGACCAGAATCAGACCAGAAGATACTGGTCATATACACACAACTATCAGTGTATTGGAAGGAAGAGTAGAAGAACTAACCAAAGAATTAACAGAAGAACTGGATGGACTTAGGTAATGGAAACACTAATATATGGGTTCTACCTTGTTATGGTAACAATTACACCTAGTGGAGATATCAAAGGTGAGGTATTGAATCACTTTGAAGACCCATATGAGTGTGTTGCACAAGGTCAGTGGGAAGAAGAAAACTCTGAATTTGGTGTAGGATTCGTATGCATTGAGGACGTAGTACATGAAAAATGACAATGTAAACGATATGTTTGTGCTCATTATGGTAAGTATCATTATAGGAAGTATGGTATATAGTGCGTACTTTTCTTAAATCCATCTGGGTTTATTGGTGTAAAGCGATGGGTAGCCATGCATATGACAATAGTAAGAAGGATGACCACATACATTTGATATTGAGGACATTCTGGTTTCTATTACATATCACGACTTGTCTATTCATTATCATAGGAAACGGAAGGTTACTGGAGTTATGGTAGAATGGTTACTGTGTACGGTATTTTCGTTATGTGCAAGTGAACCGATAATCATACAAGAAGACAAGATATACCGAATGAATGAACGGCCATATCTGTGTGCATTAAAAAAGGTAGAGAAAGACCAAAACTCAGAGGACATGGGTTGGGTATGTGTCTATAAACACCCTAAGAGTAAGGTAGACGATAGGGTATCAGTGTGTTACGAATGTATGTGTCCTAAGAGAGTATATTGTGACAATAGGGAGAACGGAAGATGATAATCTATGCAGTATGGATAGAACAAGACAAAGGAGAATACGATTACGTCAGAGAACGTAAAGGTAACTCTTGGAATGACACATCACCAGTAATGTTATTCGATACAAAGGAAGCTGCACAAGAAGAATCAAACAAATGGAACACTGGAAGAGTCGTAGAGTATAATACAGATGAAAAGAAACGGTTATAAGAAACTCCTTGCAAACGTAAGAATGAACACAAAATGGTTGAATGAAAAGGGAGAATGGAATCTACCCACATCACCGAATAATCAGTTACGGATGCAGAAGAAACTATCGACAGTACACGGCCCGATACGTCCTAATGCAAAGGAATGGATACCATCAAACTGTTACCTTAATGAACAAGACCTAGAAGACATATATGAATCACAAGGAAGAGTATGTTATTGGTTAAAAATACCACTAGACTTTAACCTATTGTTCAGTAACTATCATGCATATAAACCTAAACACCCACTTGCACCATCAGTAGATAAGTTAAATGATAAAGGTGATTATACAGTAGACAATGTTGTTATAACATCTAGGTTTGCAAACTATGGAAGAAACGTACATACAGTCGAAGGTATGGTAGACGTAGTAAACCTTATAGTAAAACACATAAAACCATTTGATAGTACAAATGAGTTCGTAGTAAATAGAACAGAACCTAACACACTTACGAACTGGATGAAGGAATGAGTACAGACTATAATGGATACACACAAAGGGATTGGGAAAGAACAGTTGGCTGGGGGAAAGTACCAGACAAATATCGTAGAGTTCCCACTGGTAATACAGATGAACAAAATACTAAGGGAAGCGCAGAGGTTAGAGAAGAGAACCAAGAAACTTCTGAAGAAATATGATATTAAATAGGTTAGGTTATGACCCACATATGTTTGGTCTTTGTCTCGTATTGTACATAGGAATACACCTATGCGTACACTATATGGGATATCATGGGATAACATGGGGTTTGCGTAACAATCATTAAAAGCATTAAATAAACCGTATACCGTTGTGATTAAATATTGTTGTCTATCGGCATTTTTTTGCGAATCACCTCAGAAAATCATAGCGAATCACCCCCTACCACACTAGCGCCCCTTTGTCAAGTCTTTTCTGTGGGCCTAACTCATTGTTTTCACTATATAAATTAATTTAAAATAATTGCAAAAAAGACTTGACTTTACTTGACATAGCTGGTATTATCTCTATGTAGACTGAGAAAGGGATAAAAGAGAATGCTTAGATATATGATTCTGATATTGATTCTATGGGTTCTTACAGTTCCTTTAGGGTTTATATTATATGCAACTTAGAGAGAGGTTTGTTATGAAAACACCAGAGAAGATTTACAATGAAGCACACGGAGAAGGACTCGTAGCAGGACTTGGATGTACACCAACACCTATGATAGTAGGACAGCCTACTACGCCACTAGGGAATGATATAGACTTTGATAAGGACGTACACTATGTCTCTGATGGTGTGTGTGGGTTCGCATGGGTGAATATTAAACCTAATAGGGGTAAGTTTGTCAAGTGGTTAAAGGATAATAACATTGGACGTAAGGATGAATACTATGGTGGTTATACTGTCTGGGTAAGAGAGTTCGGTCAGAGTATGGCACGAAAAGAAAGCTATGCGAGAGCATTTACCAGAGTCCTCACTGAGAATGGTATCACAGCATATAACATGAGTAGGATGGATTAATGACTTGACATTCTAAGAAAACTATGGTATAAGTAATAGAAAATAGGGTGAGACTCTTATATGGGTATCCCCTAAATCTGATAGGATGTTTATAATCTATAAATGCAATAAAGATACGGAGATATATTTTGATACCCCATGAGTCATACCCACCCCCCCAAAAACCAAAGAATACTGAATTAACATTCATGGATTATGGAATGATTGCTATGACTACATTCGGTGTGTATACTTCGTTAGCGGTTGCATCATTTTTTAATTTATTACTCGTAGTTCTCGCATGGAGATTCTACGAAAGTTATAGGAGTGAAAACAAATGAAAAAGACAATACTAATGCTGGGATTACTCACTGCGTGTTCCCCAGCGATTGCACAAGAACCAGTGATACAAGACCATTACAAAGAAGTAATCAATCAGAAGCCTTACCATGTTGAGGTATGTAAGGATTACACAACAAGTGGTGATAAAACTGGTGACACATTAAAGGGTGCAATTATCGGTGGTATTATCGGAAACAATGTCGGTGATATTAAGAACGGTGGTGCATTGGGTGCTGTCCTTGGTGGAATGTTTGGACATAACAATTCAAATGCACAGAGTGGTACACAACGTAGGTGTGGTACAGAGATAAGGTATAATGAAGAAAGACAGACAATCTATTCTCATTCAACAATACGATTCATGACGAATGGTAAATATTACACATTAACATTTAAGAAGTAGGAGAAGGTATATGAAATTTATAAACTTTATGAAATGGTTATTTGATATCTCTAAGTGGAGTGGTTACTCTAAGAGAATGGTTATCTATATGGTATTAGGATTTGGTGGTCTTTACTTTACACAATATGCAATTGTGTTTTTGTTGGGTGCAACCTTTATTGATTTTACAATTCAAATTCTGCACGATAGATGGCAAGAATTTTCTAAACAGATGGATAAGGAGTTATCGTAATGTGGCATAGAATAATTAATTTTGGAAACCTAGAAAAGAAATACGGAGAAGGAACTAAGTTTGATTTAGACTATGGTAAACTTCTTATCATTTTTCTTTGTGTATATATTGCAGTAAAGGTATCATGAATAAATTAGATACACGCAGAGATGCATGGGATAGAGATTATATGGGTTCTAATTATAAGAAACCTAAACCCAACACAACGGTAAATATGAACATTACTCCAGTGTATGTCTTTGCATTGTTCTTTGTTGCGATATTAGTAATGGTAGGAAACAAATAATGGAATGGTTATTACTTCTAGTCGGTATNAAGGTGATTGAAACTATCACTGCATGGGATGGTATGGTTTGTATTAGTGGGTGTTTATCATGACAGAAGATTTATTTCGACATTTAAGAATTCATGCTGGGAGTGAAAATATGAAACAAATGAAAGCATTAGATGCACGACAACAATTACTTGTCGTAACAATGGAAGAATGTGGTGAACTGATTCAAGCGTGTTCAAAAGCGCTACGGAGAGGTGAACTTTATGAAAACTCTGATTCAGAACAAAACCTCAAAGAAGAAGTTGGGGATGTATATACTATGCTTGATTTGTTGGTTGAATGGGATGTACTCTCATGGACAGAGATTGAAGAACGCAGAGAAACAAAACGCAAGAAGCTTTCCAAGTGGTCTGACCTAATATGACTCCGAATGAAGGTGGAATTTTGTTCTTGACAATTGCAACTCTTTGTGGTATAACATTAGTATTAAATGTAATTATATGGGGAATCATATTGTAATGGAAAGAACTGTAGGGAAATATAAAAAACCTCGTAAACCTATGAGCGAAAAAAATCGGATTCAAGCGGCAGAGAGGTTGAGAGAAGCAAGAGAAAAACGTATGAGGGAAAATCCTCCCAAGTATACGAACATACACGAAAGTGTGAGGGTACTTCCAGACGAACATACTTTTAGTCGTGTGAATGTGACTAAGTGGATTAAGACTCAGAAAGGTTTATTGAGTGCAGCTAATTCTGCAAGACGAAACAAAGTCAAAGGTGCAGAAGCAGAGTATTACTCAATACAAGGATACATTCGTCATTGCGAATGGTATCTAAAGAACGGTGATTGGATTGATAACTTCTATGGTGAATATCAACAGAACACCACAAAATGGAAAACATTAGTTCCAGCAGGAAGAACAGAATGAACACAGAGTATATGAAAAAGAAGATTGAGTCAGTAACACCCAAGTACGATTTATCATGGTACATTAAATGGGTATCTTCTATCTTTATTATATTGGGAATGATATTTACATCACTTGATGTTGCATTGTTTCCCTTAAACCTTTTCTTTCATTTGATTGGAGTCGTAGGTTGGTTTGTTGTGGGAATGTTATGGCACGATAGGTCACTCATTCTTTTAAATGGAATCGCAGTAACCATCTTTCTGATGGGAATCATTAAACATTTTTATGGTGGTGCATACTAACGCCCTCATGGTGGAATAGGTAGACACAACGGACTTAAAATCCGTTGACCATCTGGTCGTGTAGGTTCAAGTCCTACTGAGGGCACCATACTCTCCTTAGCTCAGCAGGATTAGAGCAACGGTCTTCTAAACCGTAGGTCGCTGGTTCGAGTCCAGCAGGAGAGGCCACCACCTATATCGCAAAACTTTCCCCACAACCACATGATGCTTTTGCATTAGGGTTCACTACTTTCAAATAACTACCACCAAACTCCTTTACATAATCTACAGTACAACCAATGACAAACATTTCTGCAATTTTGTCTATCACTAGAATGTCTTCAACGACTATACCATCTTCTTCTTTATCTGTAAGTTCCCACTTGTATTGGAAGCCTGAACACCCACCCCCTAAAACTGAAAGAAATGCGAATCGCTTACTCTCTGATTCGGTCATACTCGTTAAATAATCCTTTGCACTATCTGTTATCTGTATCATCTTGTCTCCTAACCTATTGATTTATTTAGGTTTTTCCACACCAAAATTAATTGAAAATAACACTTGACTTGTTCTGAAAACAATGTTATAGTATATACATAATCAAAGAGAAAGAGAGAAAACAAATGGCATATATTTCAGCAGAAGACGTTAAACATATTAGGGTTGCACTAAACAAAGAGTTTCCCCAATATAAATTTTCAGTGACTCGTGACCATCACTTAGGTGTCAATGTTAATTTCATGAAAGGCCCAAGGTTCGCAGAGTTTGAATCTTTTGATAGGTACACTCATGAAACTACAATTGATAATCTTGACGGTCATCATCAGATTAATCATTTTCATCTAGAGAATTTCTACGGTGAAGATAATGCAAAAATCTTAGGTAAGGTTTCTGAGATTGCTCACACAGCGCCTGGTCTTGCTGGTGGTAAAGAGTATTACAATAACAATGATATTCAGAGTGACTATTTTGATGTTGCTTATTATGTATCAATTGGTGTTGGTAAGTGGAACAAAGATTATGAGGTGGTGTAATGAATAAAGTAGAAACAATCGTAAATCAACTGTGTGATTTTATTCCTTATGTTGATTCGTTCTATAATGAAAAGAATGGTTTATATCCTATTAAGGGTTTGACTAATGATATGATTTTTACTGCGACTCTAAAGTATATTTCTTCGCAAACAAAAGATTATACTTGGGGTGATGGTGATTCGCTAGATAGAGAAAGAGTCAGAGATATTATTCTTGCTGACAACAATGTAACCCTTTGATTATAAAGGGTTTTCATTTAGGGGTTGACATTAGTTAAAAAGTCTGATATAGTATTAATATAATCAAGAGAGAGGTTTTAAAAATGAATAAAGAAGAATTGAAAGAATTGGTTACTGAGATGTATTGGGATTTTGATAGGTTATCAACTTCTGGTCAAACCACTTTAGAAAAGATTGCAAAATTAGTTGGTGTTCCTACTGAAGAAGAGATGAACGCTATCCCTCTTGAACAACATATGGAGAATTTATAATGGGTTATTTTTATCAAGATTGGAAAGAGAAGAAGTTATTTGTTGAAGACAACAAAGGTCAATTCGTTATGAACTTTGGTGAAGCAGAAAAGTCAATGATTGAAAATCTTGAAAGTGCTGTCATCAATTTGACTGAAGGTGCTTCTGATGAGAAAAGGTCTGCAATCAATTACATTGAGTATCTTGCAGAGTGTTTGAAAAAAGGTAAACTTGAAGTGAAGTGGAATATATCATGAAGAATGTTATTGGTGGAATTTTAATTATTGCTGGAATAATGGCTATCGCTGGTTCTGCAAATGATTGTGATGGTAAGTGTGTGGAAAATGCAAACACTATCGGAGAAATGTTAACTGTCATGTTGATTGGAATATCAATGACAATAGTGGGTGGTTTCATTGTCGCAAAATAGAATATGGGAAAAAAATCCTAATATGTTAATCCCATATTATTTAATGTTCTCATATCTTTATTATGAGAAAGATATTAATTTAATTACTGATGGTGAATTTGATGCATTGTGTAAAACCCTTTTAGACAAGTATGATGGATTAACACATATGCATAAACATCTAGTTACAAAAACTGCATTGTCTGCTGGAACTGGATATGATATTAAATACACTAATATGATAAAAGACAGTGCAATGAAATTAAATGAAGTTTGGACTTGACATTATATTAATGTTGTGGTATAAATAAAGAATAGAGTTCTTTTGAGGTTTGCCCCCAGTTTTAAACTCTCTAAAATTCAAAACTGAAATTGCGAGACTAATTTTCCTAGTGGGTTTTAACAGTCTTAAAACTTTAAAACTCCACCACGCATATCCCAACTTCGGTGCGTACTTAATTGCTGAATTAGATTCGGATTAGAAAAGGGTGATACAACAATAGGAGAACAATCTTCGGATTGGGAAGAGAGGGAACTTCGGTTCTCTCTTTTTTTATTTGTCGCACTAAATAATCACATGGAAAACTTTCAAGGTCAAGATGGATTTGTATGGTTCACTGGAGTAGTTGAAGATAGACAAGACCCAGATAAAATAGGTCGTGTTCGTGTTCGTTGCGTAGGATATCATACAGACAACAAAACAAAAATAGCTACAGAAGACTTGCCGTGGGCATGGGTAATGATGCCCACTACTACTTCATCAATGAATGGGTTGGGTCAAACACCGCCTTTCTTGGTTGAAGGTAGTTGGGTTATTGGATTCTTTCGTGACCCAGAGACATTACAAGAACCAGTAATTATGGGAACACTGCCTGGTAAACCTTCTCAATTTGGAAATCCAAACTTTGGATTTCATGACCCAAGAACTGAAGACAAAGCAGTATATGGGCCTTACCCAATAAGAATTAATGAGTCAGATATGAACAGACGTTCTACTGGCACAGACTATCTTGCAGAAACAAGAAAAGAAGAAATCTTTTCAAACATTGGAACTGCTGATGGTGAAGCATGGGCAGAACCAGAAAGTCCTTATCAAGCACGTTATCCGTATAATCATGTTTATGAAACAGAGAGTGGACACATTCGTGAATTTGATGATACAAAATTTCGTACAAGAATACATGAAAGACATAGAAGTGGTTCTTACTATGAGATTGATGATGGTGGTAATAAAGTTTTAAAAATTGTTGGTGATGGTTATGAAATTATTGCTGGTTCTAGATACGCATATGTAAAAGGTTCTTGCAATCTTACAGTAGATTCTAATTGTAATACAAATATCAAAGGTAACTATACTCTTAATGTTGATAAAGATATGACTATTAATGTCGGTGGTAAACTTTCAGAAACAGTCAAGGGTTCAGTCACAGAAATTTATGAAGACACAAAAACAGAGAATGTAAAGAAAGCAGTTGTAGAAGTTTATGAAGATACCAAGAATGAAAGTGTAACAAAGAAAGTTACGGAAACATTTGCAGAAGGTCAACAAACTTCAATCACTGGTGAATATGATTTAGATGTTACTGAAGCAGTATCTATTGAGTCAGATTCAACAATCAAGATTAATCAACCAAGTGGAACACAACTTGCAGCTCGTAAAGGTGATACTGCTGATACTGGTGATGACCCTGCTGGTATTTCTGCTGGTGATGGTTCTAATGTAATTGAAACTGGTTCTGGTACAGTCTTTATTGGTGACACTGGTGCAACAACTCTTGCAGACCCAACTCTTCCCCCAGAGGTTGACCCTAATCCAGTATCTACAGCGGAAACTGCATTTGGTGTTACTGGTACTGGAATGAGTGATACAAGAGCAAGAGAAATTATCAAAGGTAGAGAAGATGATATTGCTGTTGGTCTTGATGTAGATTCAAATGAACCTTTTGAAATCCAATCTACTGAACCACAAGTTATCACTGAAGGTGACGGTAATAGTTTTGATGATGCATCTAAATCTGAATCAAACATAGTTGATGATAATACTAATACAGAGTTGACTCAAAAGAATTTTGATGGTAAACTACTTAACTTCCTTTCACATACTGACCCTCGTATATCTTCTCAACTAAAAGATATTATGGAAAATGTTGCAAAAGAATATGGAAGAACTTTAACAATTACTTCTGCATATCGTAGTCCAAAATATAATGAAAAGGTTGGTGGTAGTGGAAAGAGTATGCATATGCAAGGTAAGGCTGTAGATATTCGTCTTACAAATACTTCTGTTGCAGATAGACAAAAGTTTATGCAACTCTTAGTGAAACACGGTATTAAAGGTATTGGTGCATACTTCCCAGCAAATGACGGTGGTTACTTTATTCATGCAGACCTTGGTGGAAAAAGACAGTGGGGGCCTTCTGGTTCTAGACGTAGTAGTTATGGATGGCAAAAACAAACCCTCAAACCACTTGGGTATATTGTATAAATAAACAGAGAGGCATACAATGGAAGTAGTTTGGACTTTATTATTAACAGCGTGTTTTTCTGATACGGACTGTAAATATCAGAATGTACATTTCTTTGATAATAAAGAAGAGTGTGTTGTTCTGAAAACAGAATTAGAAGTTATGAGGGATGGTCACTGGGAAACAATAAACTATCAGTGTAGACCTTATGGGAGTTTAGAAGCATAATGGCAGTTCAACCAGCATATAGAGATGCAGAAAGAACAAACGATTCACCTCGTTCTGCAAGAATATACAAAGACTTGAATCTTAACTTTGGTAGGCATCCAGTTACTAAACAGATTAATGTTTTAACTGATGCGGCTGCAGTAAAGAGAAGTGTTCGTAATCTTGTGCAGATAGGACAATATGAAAAACCTTTTCATCCAGAGATTGCATCTGGGGTTCGTGATATGTTATTTGAAAACATGACTCCATTTACTGCACAAACATTACAACAAAAAATAACAGATGTAATAACAAACTTTGAACCAAGAGCATTACTTACTTCAGTTGAAGTTATACCAAGGTTTGATACTAATCAATATGAAGTTATTGTTGAGTTCTATATTCAGAACGCACCAACTGAACTTGTTGATTTATCATTTACATTAGAGAGATTACGATAATGGCAACCACAGAAAAAAGATTAGATATAACCGATTTAGATTTTGATGATATCAAATCTAATTTAAAAACCTTTATGAGAAATCAATCAGACTTTACTGATTATGATTTTGAAGGTTCTGGTATGAGTGCATTGTTAGATGTTCTTTCTTATAATACACATTACCTTGCAATGAATATGAATATGGTTGCAAACGAATCTTTTCTTGATACTGCATCTGTTCGTTCTTCAGTTGTATCTCATGCAAAAACATTAGGGTACATCCCAAACTCTGCAAGAGCTCCTATTGCAAATGTCAATGTTACATTAAATAATTTTGGTACATTATCTTCTGCAACAATTCCAACTGGAACAGTTTTTACTACAGTGATAGATGATATCAATTATCAGTTTATTACGATTGCAGAATATACTTCACAAGTTGTAAATGGAATACTATCATTTTCTAATCTTCCAATCTATGAAGGAACATATGTAACAAACCGTTACACAGTAGACACAAAAAATGTAGACCAAAAATTTTATATCAATGATGCAAATGGAGATACTACAACTCTAATCGTAGATGTATTTGATAATGCATCTGCCACATCTTCAACAACATTTACTCAAGCGTTAGATAACACACAAGTTAAATCAGATTCAAATGTTTACTATTTACAAGAAAGTGTGGATGGTAAGTTTGAAATTTATTTTGGTGATGGTATCACTGGTAAAGCATTATCAGATGGGAACATTATTCGTATGAGATATGTTGTAACAAATAAAACAAAAGCGAATGGTGCATCAAACTTTACAACCTCTGCAACTATTTCTACAATTACTGATATTACAACTGCAACTGTTTCAAGTGCATCTGGTGGTGCAGAAAAAGAAAGTATTCAATCAATTAAATTTAATGCTCCTCTTGATTATGCAGCTCAAGGTCGTGCAGTTACAGTTAATGATTTCAAAGCGATTGTTCCAAAGGTTTATGCAAATGCAAAATCTGTTCAAGTCTATGGTGGTGAAGATAATGATATTCCAGTATATGGAAAAGTTTATATCTCTATTGTTCCAACAACTGGTTCTATCACAGCCTCTGCAAAAAATCAAATAGTAAAAGATTTAAAAGAAACTTATAGTGTTGCATCTGTTACCCCAGCAATCATTGACCCAGAATATACAAAGTTAAGATTAGGAATAACCTTTACATACAATTCTAAAAATACAATTAAAGCAAAAGAAACATTAGAGTCAAATGTTCTGACAACAGTTACTAATTTTAATACTAACAATCTTACAAACTTTGATAGTGCATTTAGACACTCTGCATTTACAAGATTGATTGATGAAACAGATGATGCAATTACATCTAATATTACAACGGTCAATCTAAGTAAAGACTTTACACCAACATTAAATAGTTCTACAAAGTATACTGTTCCATTTAGTAATGGGTTATATAATCCACACTCTGGACATGACTCAGACGCTGGTGGTATATTATCTTCATCTGGATTTAAAATATCTGGTAATACAAATGAAATGTTTTTAAATGATGATGGTATGGGTAATGTAAGAATGTATTACATTGTTGATGGTACTACAAAAACATATCAAGATGATACGGCTGGAACTATTGATTATGTAAATGGTCAAGTAGTATTAACATCTTTAAATATTACAGAGATATCAAATATAGATGGTGTAGCTTCAACTAAAATTAGATTAATTGTAAAACCAGAATCAAATGATATCATTGCAGTAAGAAATCAAGTGTTAGAAATTGATTTAGGTAATAGTATTATTAATGCAAATGTAGATACAATCGCAACTGGTTCATCATCTGCTGGTGTAGGTGTTTCAACAACAAGTTCTTATAGTGGTTCAAGTTCTAGTGCATCCTCTTCCTCAACAAGTTCAACGAGTTCTAGTGGATACTAGTCATGGCAAATAATGATAACTCATTAAAAAATAAAGTTTCAACTCATATACAAAATCAACTGCCTGAATTTATTCAGTCAGACCATCCAGTATTTAATCAGTTCATAAAACTTTATTATCAATTTCTAGAAAGTTCTGAAATTACTTTTAGTGAAGTTAATAATTATCTTGTTCAAGAAACTACATCTGTAAATTTTGTTCTTGATGAATCTAGTGACAATATTGTTCTAGAAGATTCTGAAGCTAAGTTTAGTATAGGTGAAACTATTACTGGATTAACTTCTGGTGCAACTGCAAAAGTTTTAGTTGATGATGTTGATAATAATAAAAGATTATTTGTAACATCTCAAACTAGATTTATAATTGGTGAAACTGTAAATGGTTCTTCTTCTAATTCTTCTGGTACGATAGAATCTTATAGACCAAACCCAGTATCAAGTATTCAACAACTTCTTAACTATACAAATGTTGATGCAACTCTTTATACATTCTTAGATAGGTTTAGAGATTCATTCCTTGAAGGTATAACAGACAATGTTGATGCTGGTGTAGATAAAAGAAAACTAACAAAAAATATTCGTGACCTTTATCTTGCAAAAGGTACAAAGAAAGGACACGAACTATTCTTCAGACTCTTATTAAATGAAGACCCAAGAATTACTTTCCCAACTGATAATATGTTGCGTGTGTCTGATGGTCGTTGGACTACACGAAATATTATGCGAGTTAACTTAGTTACTGGTGTTCCTTCAGAACTTATTGGTGTAACTGTAACTGGTCAAACTTCAGCTGCAACTGCAATCGTAGTTTCTTCTATTACGTTTAGAGAAGCAGAAACAGATATTATCGAATTAGAATTAGATGCAGAAACAATTAATGGTACGTTTGTTCAAGGGGAAACTGTCAAAGGTACGTCAGCAGTTACAGACCAAGATGTTTCTTTTACTCCATATAGTATCAATATTGATACGTCTATAACAAATGAAGGTGCATATTATACTGCTGGGCAATCAGTTAATATATCTGCTGGTGGTAGTAACAGTGCAATCGCAAAGGTGCAAACTGTAAAAGTTGGTCAAGTAGATGAAATTATTATTGATGATGCTGGAACTGGATATGCAGTTGGAGATAATTTAGTTTTAGATAATTCTGGAACAGATGGTTCTGGTGCTCAAGCACAAGTTTCAGTTGTCGGTGGTGGTATTGCACCAGAGAGTGGAAGTTTAACTGCTTATGAAATGTCTGCGACTGACCATATCACACTTGAAGAAACAAGTCAATCATTTTATCAAGACTCATATGAAGGAACAAAGATTGTTCTGGAAACAGGCACATTTGCAAACCTTAGTGTTGCAACTCAAGCTGGTGAAATTACTGATGTAAGAATGATATCAAAAGGAAACGGTTATGCAAAACTTCCAACTGTTACAAGTATTACATCTACTAGTGGTGCAAGTGCAAAACTTTTAACTGGTTCAACTTCTGGTGTTGGTGGTGTTGGTTCTTTTGAATTTACTAACCAAGGTTTTAATTACAATTCTGCACCAACTCTTACTGCGTTTCGTCATGCAGTTTTAAAAGATATTTCTGGAACATTTATTACTGGTTCTTCATTAACTTCACATAGTGGAACGGTTACTGCGTTTGATAATGCAAGACAACTGTTATCAATGAACACTACTGCAAACCTTGTAGTAGGAAATACAGTAGCTACTGGTAGTGCATCTGGAACAATTGCAAATATTAATATTGCAACTGGTAGTGCAAATGTTGGAACTATAGGAAAAACTTCTGGTGAGTTTTTCGGTGCAGATGGTAAAATATCTGAAGACGTTATGAAAGTTCAAGACAGTTATTACTATCAAGACTATTCATATGTTGTTAGAGTTGGTCAATCTATTAATGAGTGGAGAGATGCAATCAAGTCAACCGTTCACCCTGCTGGTTGGCAAGTATTTGGTGAAGTTGAAGTTGTAGGTAAAGCGACTGCAAGAATGACTGCACAGACTGTAGATTCATTTACTCCAGAACTCGCTTCTCTATTCAGAACATTGTTCTCTGCTGTATTTGGTAGACGATTAGGAACAGTTGATGATGGAACTTCTTTACGTTCAACTCCAAAGGTTGGTGTAGAAAGTCATACAGATTTACCTAATACAACTAGAGATACAACTCTTACTAGAATTAATAAAGTTATTGTCGGTGTTGCGAGAACAACTTCAAAAAGTCATGGACATACTTTGGACTCATTACCCAAGTATGCATTTGGTATCGGCCCAACAACAACTGCAAGTATACCAAACTATCCAAGTCTGACACGAACACAAAATTTAGATGGAACGAATGACCAATCATTTACAATAGGTCAGTTTGCAAATATTCGTATTGACCAAGTAGATGATGGAACTGGTAAAATACCATTAGCTGCATTTAATACAAGAATTAATGTTCCACCCCCAGGCGAGATTACAATTTCTGGTGGTGCAAGAACAAACGCATTTGATAATACGTTTATAACATTTGATAATAGTACAGAAACATTTGATGAAACTGTTCTTACAACATTAATGAGTGATACTGGAATTAAGTTTGACAATTCTACTGTTAAGTTTGATGGTTCTGGTGGTGACGTAGTTCCAAGAGATACTGCTGGACAATACAATATAGATTTCAGTGATACAAATACTACGTTTGATAGTGGTATAAATAACTTTGATGCACAATCTTCAGTAAACTTTGGGTCAAATATACCTAGATTTGATGATGCATTTGTGACTTTTGATAAAAATAACTTAAAGTTTGATAATACATCAATACCAGAAAGGTTCTCATCAAACGCATTTAAGTTTGATTCAAGTACAAAAACTTTTGACGTAGGGGATTTACCCACATAAATAAATAGATAAATGAAAAATATTAAATTAGGAGACAACTAAAATGGCATATCAAGCATTAGGTCTTGGTTCTTCCGCTAATGACGGTACTGGTGATGACCTTAGAACTGGTGGAGACAAGATTAACGACAACTTCGTAGAAATCTACACCAAACTAGGTAACGGTTCTGCGTTATCAAGTCTAACTTTTCCAACTGGTACTGATACAATTGTAGGACGAGCTACGACTGATACTCTAACTAACAAAACTTTAACTACACCAACTATCGCATCCATTACAAATGGTGGAACTGTAACAATCCCATCTGGTGCTGATACACTTGTTGCAAGAACATCTACGGATACTCTTACAAATAAAACTTTGACTGCGCCTAAAATTGCAGACGCTGGTTTTATTGCAGATGCAAACGGTGCTGAACAAGTAATCTTTCAAACAACTGCAAGTGCAGTAAACGAAATTGAAATTACAAATGCCGCTACTGGTGGTGCAGCTTCAGCTGGTACATCTACTGCTCCAATTATTGGTGCATCTGGTGAAACCAATGTTGACCTTGCATTACTTCCAAAGGGAACTGGTCATGTTGCAATTCGTTCAACTGGTGGTTCAAACAACCAAGGTGCAATTAGACTGAACTGTGAAAATAATACTCACGGTCAAACTTTAATGTCACAACCTCACGGTTCTAGTGATAGTGGTTTCTTCCAATTACCAAAAGATGGTGGTTCTGCAAGAGCAACTCCAAACACATTGTTGAGTGGAGATAAAACTGTTGCAACTGTTCAAGCACTTTCTGGTGCTGGTGCAATATCACTTAATACATTACATACAGCATTAACAACAACTGGTGCTCAAGCACAAACACTTGCGAATGGTGTTAACGGTCAGATTAAAACAATCTCAATGGTAGTAGATGGTGGAGATGGAACTCTAACTCCAGCAACTCTTGCTGGTGGTACAACTATCACATTCGGTGATGTAGGTGATAGTGTAATGTTAATTTATAATACAACTGGTGGTTGGTCTATAGTTTCAAATACTGGATGTACGGTTGCTTAATAAGGAATAGGGAGTAGTCAATGGCTATTGATACAATCAAATCTACGGCAGTGCTTGACGGTGCGATTGCTACTGCCGATATTGCAGATGATGCTGTAACCAGTGCAAAACTTGGAAGTGGTGCAGTTGACACAACTGCATTAGGAACAGATGCAGTAACAACTGCAAAGATTGCCGCTTCTCAAGTTACAAATGCAAAGATTGCTAACTCAACTCTAGATTTAACTGCAAAAGTTACTGGTACATTACCAGTTGCAAATGGTGGAACTGCACTTACAAGTGGTTTTTTAAATGGTGGAATTACATTTGGTTCAGCTACTGATGTTTCTGGAAGTGTTAGTACCACTTTTACTGGAATACCTTCTACTGCAACAATGATTAGAGTAAAATGGATGGGGTTAACGCCTGGGAATCAGTATCCAGAATGGAGACTTGGAAATTCAAGTGCAATGATAACCGCTGGATATTTTAATCATCAACACTATGGTAATTCTAGTAATGATGGTTTTAGTAGTTATACTAATAATGGTAACTCATTTAGGTTAGATGGTTGGTCTAATACAAACAATACTTGGTATGGTTGGTGGGATTTTATAAAACAGCCTCATACTAATGGGAATACTTACTGGCATCAAACTAGTCATATTTGGAACTCTGGGTATACTACTTATGGTGGTTTTGATGTAAGAGGATTTGTTAATGCAACTACTACAACTGTAGATAGATATCAAATAATAGGTGCTTCTAGTGCAAACATCACTGGAGGTAATATCCAAGTTGGATACATTTAAGGATAATATGTAATGGCAAAAGAACAATTTGTAGATATTCAAACTGGTAAAGTAACAGTTCAAGAAAATGATATAAAAGAAGTAAATCCTACTGTAGATGAATCTATGGTTCAACTTAGAAATATTAGAAATGGTATTCTTGGACAATCAGATTGGATGACGTTTGCAGACTCACCAACAATGTCTGATGAATGGAAAAAGTATCGTCAAGAACTTCGTGATATAACTAAGGGTCTAGATTCAGTTGCGAAAGTTGAAGAAAAATTAAAACAAGATACAGACGGTAACTTGATAAACTTCCCAACAAAACCATCTTAACAGTATGAATAAATAAGATTATAGGAAAAAACAAATGGCAGCGATAATTACAGAAAAATTTAGACAGTCTAACGCAGACAGTTTCTTTGCCGATATTGCATCTAGTAAATACTATATGTTTGTTGGTAAACACTCTCCTTGGACAAGTGAGGGTGCGACTACAGATAACAACCCACCAACTCCAGTAGATAGTGTTGCACCAGAATCATATTATTGGGATGATATGTTAGCTGCAAAACTTATTTCTTCAAAATCTTATGTAATACCTCGTAGAGACTTTGCAACATCTTCTGCATTTGATATGTATAGACATGATGTTGGTGGAGTGTCTACTGGTAACTATTCAAATACAAAGACCACAAGTTCAAGTGGTGCAACAAATGTATTTGACTCTACATTCTTTTTTAAGACTGCTGAACATAAAGTTTACAAGGTTCTTTATAATGGTGACCAACTTCAAACTGGTGCATCTAATATTTCTGGTTCAGAACCAACATCAACAAACAATGCACCGTTCTGGCAAGATAACAACTATTACATTAAGTATATGTACACAATGACAACTTCAGAAATTCAAAACTTCTTGACAACTGACTTTATGCCTGTTACAGTAAATGCAAACGCTGATGCAAACAGAGGTGTATATGTATTCATGGTAACCTCTGGTGGTTCATCATATCCGAATGGAACTTATTACACAAAACTTAGAGGTGATGGTAGTACACAAGCGATTGCGAAACTAGTTGTTGCTGGTGGTGCAATTTCGGAATTTGGTAACAATGCGTTATCTTCAACTTCATATATGCAAGCAAATGGTGTGGGGTATTCCTTCGCAAACTTTGATTTAGCAGGAACAAACATATACACAGATACAAGTGCATCTACATTAATTTCTGGTTCAACATTATCAGATTGGAATAGTGCATCTGCTGGTACAATCAAAGCAATCATTGACCCAGCAAGTGGACACGGTACTGATGACATTGCAGAACTTGGTGGTCATTATGTAATGTTACA